TCTGTATCGCTTACACTAAAAACTGGTTTTATAGAATTTAACACACCTACTCCATAAGCTGTTGGAGTTGTAATTATACTTGCTTTATGTAATAGATTAGCCATTGCAGTTTTTTAGTTCGGTTAAATATAATGACGTCATTACGTTGTTTTCGTATTTAGTCGCTCTTCGTCTTAATTCACTAGTATAGTAAGGTATTTGATACACTTCAGCCCAGTATAAAGGATTGTAAGCGTAACCCCACCAACTATAGCTATACATTATAGCCCAATTTAATAAATTATCCATACTATGTCGTTCTTATTTTTACTGATCCGTTATGGTGATATAAACCACCGACTGCAACACCGCCTGCCTGAGCAGCAGCGTCATTAGCATAATTTAAACTAAGTAATTCACTAGGATTAGAAACGTAGTCAATAACCGATGCACTAGTTGGAATGCTAGTATCATTGTTGTTACTAGATATTCCGTCTGCTTCGTCTACAAACTTACTTACAGTTACTGTATTAGTATTGTCTTTTATAGCTGTATTAAAGCTTATAGTTCCTGTTGCGCTTATGTCACCAGCGTTATTTATAGATAGCCCTGAGCTATTTCCTAAGCCGTCTGTAAGTGCTACTGGACTAGATGTTAGTTGTCCGTTGTCGTTAGTCTTTAAAAGACCTTCGTACGTTTCGCTTATTAGTGTATTAGTTAGATTTGCCATTTATTTTGTTTTTCTTTACGTCTTTTAAGTAAACATACTTTAATAATTTACTGACGTTTTGTAATTTAACTTTATATTCTTTTTTCATAAAACCCACCCAGTAAAAGTTGCGCTCATATCGGGGTACATTTGATTGTTTTGATTTTCCCAGTATTTAGGAAATTTACTAGCTGCGTTAAAAGACATATAGTCTATAAACCTTCTAGTATAAAACTCTGCAAAATTCCTATGCTTTTGTACTAAAAACTCAACGTCGTCTCTATTTGGGCTAGTACCGTTTTCTGCAGTATGCCTAAATAAACCACCGTTACGCAATTCTAAACTACTAAACGGTAAATAGTCTACCATAGCAAAATGAATTAACATAGGTTGTATATAGTCGTTTAGTAATGCTGTTTGATCTGTTGTTAACGAATTAGCTGTAATAGCTGCAGAAATCTGATCATATAATGCAGTACCCAAATAATTTTGAATATGCATCTGTTGACTTATTTTGATAAATTGTATAAACTTATCTGTATCTACGTCGCCGTTAATAATAGTATTTCTTACTAAGTCTGTTCTATTTATAAATAATGCTGTTGCCATATCTTAACTTCTATATCCTGGTTGTAATGACCACCAGTTGTTAGACGGTTTAGCTACCTGAGCAACTTCTGGCTCGTTTACTGGTATTCTTGCTTCGTCTCTTAAACTTGGATCTAATTCGCTTATTTTACGTCTAGCCTCAGCCACTGTAATTCTTTCGTTGTTTTTTCTTAAGTACGTTCTACGCTCCCAATAATGCTGACAGTTAACACCACCTTTGTATAACCAAAGATTGTAAGTGTCTGATCCTGAAGGACTTAGCTCAGCATTTGCGCTACTCTCTTTATCTAAATCTTGTTTTCTGTAGACTTTTTGTGCCGCCCACATTTTCTGACAAAATTCCCTTTCAGGATTATTACTTCCGTAATATCTGTAACGTTCTTTTATTATACTAGTATCTTGACCCTCACTAAATTTATTAGGTGTACTTTTAGGTACAAACGCTAATTGAGTAGCCATATCTAAACTAGAATTTAATACGTCATCATATTCGTTAGCTGGTCTAGAGTCTATTAATTCGTAGTCTGCTTCAAATTCACTTTCGTCAGCTCCTAGACTTTCGTACTCTTCTAGTATTGCTTTTTTTAATTTGTCTGTTAATGCAGGTCTGTCGTCTTTTTTACTTAAGTCTGTATGTAATTGACAAGGCATATACCACATTTTACCGTCTGAGTCTAAATGTTCGTGATAGCCCATACAACCTAATTCATTAGCTTTATCTTCTGCTTCTTTAATGGTTTCATATGCTTCGTAGCCATCTATCATTTTAAATTCTCTGCGTTCGTCTTGTTTGATACCAGTCTGCTCTTCTATCTCTTCACCAGTCATTGCGTTCTCTAAGTCTACGAATGCTAGCGGCTGTAAGCTCTTAAAGTATAGTTTTAAGCTTATATCGTTGTAAGCTAGTATTTCGTCAAAGGCAGTCAGTAAAAGGTCCTGAAACGGTCTAATAACGGTATTATCAAATAATGTACTAGATACTTCTAATTCGTCTGCGTTAGATCCGAATCCTGCAGAAGTGTTTTTTATACCAAATAATAAAGGACTAGTAACTCGATGTCCTACTAATATTTTAGACTGACTCTCTTCACTTAAAAACTGATATTGATTATGAGCGTCTGATAATTGAACAGCGTCTATAGTAGCTGCTTGTTCTTTATCGTCATTAAATGCAATAATTATTTTACCTGCATTTGTTGTGCCTGTATATTTGTTTAGTATTTTACGTTCTATTTCACTTTGTAAGTCTTCATCTGGTATTCCTGAATTAAAATTCATTAGTAGTCCAGGCGTCATTCCGTTTCTTACGTTGTTTATATGGAATGTCCCTATCTCTGCTTCTAGATTTTGATAATCTAATGCGCCGACATAATCTACTGGTGAATAATAAAAATAACCTGCTCTATAAGGCTTTATGTATAATATTTCTATTTCTTCACTACTAAAACCGAATGCTGGTATTCTTTTTGGTTGGTCTCCTGGTTTCATTTTAGACCAGTCTGCCATATAGTAATATGCGCATATGTCACCGTCTTCGTCTGCCTTTTCAGCTCTTAAAGTTTCTACAGGAAAATGATCCGCTTCTACAATTCTAGTTCTATCTTTAGAATATACTACTTGTACAGAAGCCATTCCAAAAAGTTTTAAATCTGTCGATAATTTACGAGTGCATTTGTCTGTAAATAGACTTTTCATTTGTGCGTATTCGTCAGGCTTCTTATTTGAGTCTGTAGCGTCTAAGCCTCGTCCGTATATCATTTGACTAATTCCTGTAATACAAGCCACTGCAGTAGGACTAGACTGATAAGAATTTATTAGATAATCGAAATAATTATTGTCTGCTCCATATCCAACCCATTCTTGATTTTTTTGTTCAATTATTAAAGGCTGGGAATACTGACTTAAATTCAGCATTCTAATATTTTGTTTAAATTGTTTACTTTTTTTGCTCATATTACAATATAATCATTATTAAAAGAATTATCTGACTTATATACGTCTTTGTTAATGTTATAACCTTGGTTGTTTAACTGTTGTATAGTTTGATTTGTACAGAATATTCTATCTAGCGTAACTTTATCTGTTTTTTTAGTAGTACTTTCCCAAGTATCTGGACTAAAATTCCAATAATCGTTATTAGTATTCCATTTATTATAGTCGTTATGACCTATTATGTCGTAAAAATGTCCTTCTATTAGATTAAATACTCCAGTTATTTTTAAATAGTCATTATCTATAGAAACTGTCGGAGTATATGAAGCAGACGTATTTGTCGAGTCATCTCGTAAACTAAACGTAAGACCAATATTATATATTCTAGGAATAATATAAAAAGTCTGCGGATCCGTAGTCGGTTTTAATACTTGCATATCTATATAACGTAAAAAAAAAGAATTTGCTAATAAAAAAAGCCACTCCGAAGAGCAGCTTAATTTACCTTAAAAAAAACTAATTATTATTATGGTGTTATTTGAGTCGGTGCTGCGGCACTAGCTGAAATTTGCGCTTGTAATACTGCAGGCGTCACAAAGTATGCAGGCAGTTTTTCTTGCCCAGCCATAGTAATTGTAAATCCTGTTAAATCACCTGCAGCTACTCCAGTGGAAATTGTACCACCGTTACAGTCTGCTCCGTTTTCTGCTCCGATTAATAAATAATTATTATTGTAGTCTTCTATAACAGCATAAGGTCTAGCGTCAATAATATTGATTAGCTCTTCTTGAGTAGCTAAATCTAATTTTGTTAATACTAAAGTTAATGTCTGCTCGTAGAATACCGTTCCGTTTTCTCTTGACGAATTAATGGTCTGCTCTAAACCTGAGCTACCTTTAACGTCAAACTGAAAAAACGCAGGAGTACCACCAAATGCGGTGATTTCTCCGTTTGTTATAGTAAGATCCCCTAGTGATCCGTAATCTGCGAAATAAACGGCTTTTATACCGCCCATTACGTTTTTACAGGCTAAAGCTCTTCCAGTCGATAATGCTTGACAAGCCATATTTATTTTGTTTAAAAACTTTGACCACCAGGCGGTTAAACCTGGCGTCTTAGTTTGGTTAATTTAATTTACTATCCTAAAGTTGCTACTAAAGCGTCCTGCGGTACTCCTACTTGCGCTCCAGCAAAGAATCTAACGATTACTCTACAATTTTGCGATCCGTCTAAATCTGACATATCTAAAAGTTTAACTACTGATCCGTTAGCTTCGTCTATAATAGACGTTCCAAAGAATAGGTTAGATTTTTCAGCTATTACAGCCTTTGTTGCTGGCATACCTGGACACATTACTACATTGATTCCGTCAAACGATAATCCGTTTCCGTTTGCGTACCATTGTGTACCTTGTGCATTTGAACCTGAACCACCGACTCCGTTAGCTGCAAATCCGCCTAAAGCTCTTACATACGCTTTGTATGCTAGGGTTGGTAAATAAATGTATAAATCGTCTTTACCATATATTGCTGCTGGTACTGAATCTACCATTTCTCCTAGTGAGCTTATGATTGTTGCTGCTGCCCAAGAAGTAGCTGCTAGAGTTACTTTTACTGAGTTAGCTTCAGCATCTAATTTAGGTACTAAACCTTGGAATTGTCCAGTTGTAGTTCCGTCACCATTCCAGATATTTTGCTCTGTTTTTTCTGCTACTTTAGCCGCTACGTGAGCTAGCATATAGTCAGCAAAAGAACCTGGTAAATCTACGAATGCAGATGCGCCTTGCTCTAAAGCTAGGTAATCTGAAATAAAATCAGACTTACAAATTTGTAGGTTAACTTGATAATCGCCTACTTCTAAGATTCTTTGTTCTAAGTCGATAGCGTCCGCTGTAAAAGTAAAGTCACAAGACCCGTCTACAACGATATTATCCATATTTAATTTTTTGATTACTTCCTTATACTTAACGTTTGGCTTTACAGTAATTAAACCTTGGTCTAAAGTTACTCCCGAAAGCAACGCCGCTGAAACAAATTCATTCGCGAATTGACCTTCATAAGTTGTAGTAAAGTTATCTAAAGAACCACTAGTTGAGATAGTTCTTAAGTTTACATTTCTATTTTTAATTGCTCTTTTCATTTTTAATTATTATTTATTGTTAAATTTAGATACCTTAGCCATTACTCTGTCTAAAGTTGTATTCATATTTCTGCCTTGTGATAAAATCTGCATTTTAGCTTTATCATTTTTTGATTCTGGACTATGTTTCATTTTTTTAGATGCTAATTTATGTGATGACATTTTTTCTCTTATGTCTTCTTTTTCGTCAGCAATTCCGTCTTTATAGCCTTCTTCTTCTGCTTCAGGTATAGACTCAAACTTACGCTTAAGCTCTTCAACCTCTTCTTTAACCTCTTCGATAATTGGAGCTACTACTTCGACAACAGCTTCAATAACTTTCGCCATTTCGTCTGCAACCTCTTCAGGAGCGTCAATAATTACCTCTTCAGTTTCTAATTCCTCTTCAATTATCTTTTCTCTGATTTCAGATATAACGCCCTCTTCTGTTACGATAAGCATACGACCGTCTTCGATTGTATACTCGCCCACAGGAAGGGGGATTCTGTCTTCGTCAGATACGATAAAAATAGCACCGTCCTTTTCGAAACTTTCAGCCTCGATAACCGTACCATTATCCAAAATAAGTTGTGCTAGGTTTACTTTTGCTCCTAACAACGTCTTAATTTGGTTTAACATTTCTGTAGTGTTCATATTTATATATTTATTGATTGATTATTTAATAAAATCGTTGTTATTAGTAACATTTATAGTTTCTCTATATTTACTAACAAAGTTTGAATATACTGAGTCAGCCTGATCTGACCATATTTTCATATCGTCATATCCTGCAACTAAGTCGCTAGGATTTAAACCTAATTCGTCTGCTTTTTGTTCTAATTCTGCTATCATTGTTTTAACCTCTTCTGCAACAAATGGTAAATTAGATGCGTTTCCGTTTATAGCCATTTCATCTATTTCTGTTTTAATAGGGTTTACAGCGTTATAAAATTCATCTAGCAAATCGTCTAACCTTTCATATCCATAATAACTAGCATCGTCAAAAGCGTATTGTAATTCGTCGTATCTATCTTCTAAGTCAGAGACTATACTTAATTCTAGTTTCTTTTGTTTGCTGAATTGTGTTTTAGGCAATTTCTTAAAAATTGCGAATACTTTATTTTCGTTCATTAGTTTCCGTATTTTTCTTTTATATATCCGCAGATTTTTGGTGCTGACTCTGCGCCGT